TTGTAGAGGAGAGGGTTAGGAAGCGTACTAGACTAGGCTATGGTGTAGAGAAAAATAAAGCTCAAAGGCGTAAACTTAAACCACTTAGTCCTGATTATGTAGACCAACGTAAGAAGTCTCGCTTAAGTTCTCAGACATCGCCTAGAAAATCTAATTTGACTAAAACAGGTCAAATGCTTGATAGTCTGACCAGTACTGCAAGAAAAGGTTTAATCATTGTAGGGCCTAAAGGTGCGAGACGTGACTCTAAATTATCTAATGATGAGGTATCCGAGCATGTCTCTGATCAGCGACCATACTTAAATCTTAGTAATGTAGAGATCAAAGCCTTAACGGAGCTTATGAATAAAGATATCGTTAAGAGACTTAAAAGATAAATATTTGATTTTGACCAATGGAGGGTTAAAATGACAGATAGCACAAGTCCCAGTGGGACACCTCAGAATGCCAGTGGCAATCCTGAATCAATAACCGAAAATAAAGATTCCGTCGCTTATGAGACTTACCGGAAGGTTTTAGGTGAGAAAAAAAAACGTGATGAGGAATTAGCTGCTGCTAAACAGCGTTTAGAAGAGTTGGAGCGGTTACAAAAAGAGCAAGAAGAAACTAAGTTAAAAGAAAAAGAAGATTTTAAAACTCTTTTGCAATTGCGCGAACAAGAACTAAACGAAAGTAAGCAGAAGCTTCAAACTCTTGAGACAGACATAAACGATGGAAAAAAATTAAATGCTTTTTTAAAGGCTATTAATGGAACAGTAGATAATCATTATTTAAGTCTAGTAGATTTAGATAAGATTGTTATCGATCCAAATACGAATATGCCGGATGAAAATAGTGTAATGGCATTTGCAAAGGAGTTTGAGCAAACGTACAGCAAGATCATTGATAGACCTTCTGGACAAAAACTCCCTAATAATGCTGCAAGTTTTGGAAATGGAAGTCTTACCGTCGAAGAATGGACTAAGCTCCCTTTAAAGGAGAAAAAAGCCAGGCTTTCGGAGGTAGTTAATAAACACTAACACGGAGGTTAGACATATATGTCTACAACAAAGCTAGCTGAAGTTCAGGAACAGATTCAAACATTCTGGTCTCCTATGTTTATGGACGAGCTAAGAGAATCACTCTTAATCGGATCATTGGTTAATAAAGAATATCAAGGAGAGCTTAAAGCTCAAGGAGATACAGTTCGTGTATCTCAGATTAATGCACCAACAGGTGAGCTAAGAACTGTTGGAACTGATGCAGATTCTTTTAATTCTGAATTACTAGAAACAACTTATGTTGATATCAAAGCTGATAAAAGAGCTGTCGCATCATACAAAATGCAAGATCTAGTGATGTTACAATCGCAAATCGGAGCACAAGATTCTCAAATTAGAGCTTCTTTGCTTTATGCTGTTCAAAAACAAATTAATGATTACTTGTATACATTAGTTTCTCCAAGCGCATCAGCTCCAGATCATATTCTTAATGGTATTGCGGACTTTAATGCTTCTCAGCTTTTAACTGTTCGTAAACTTGCTGCACAAGCTAAATGGGAGAAGTCTAAAGGTTGGTGGATTTTGGCAGATCCAAGCTATTACAATGATCTTTTAAATGCTACGACCATGACATCAAGCGATTACATTGGAGCAGAAACTCCAGTTGTTGCTGGACAGATTGTTCAGAAGCGTTTTGGATTTAATATTCTTGAGGACAATAGCCGCTCTGAAGATTTTGCATTGGCATTTCATCCAGACTTTTTACACTTGGTTATGCAAACACAACCAACGTTTAAAATCTCTGATCTCCATGCACAAGGACAGTTTGGTTTTATTATGTCCGTTGATATTGTTTTTGGTGGAAAACTTGGAATTGATGGCGATCTAAAACATATTAAGATCTACAATACATAATAGGGTGCATAATGGCTGAAGAGTTGTTTGATAGTTTAAATACTTTAACTGGACTTAATTATATAGTTGCAGATTCTGCAGAGGATTTGCGCAAGCAACTCTTAGCCATTCATATGCCTGTTAGTACGCTTGGATTTTATGCGGTGGGAAGTAAGCATGTAGCTTGGTTTCTCACTTCGGCAAAGATCAAAAAAGTTGAAAAAAAATCAGAGGTAAAAAATGGCAAACGTAACAGATAAAAAAGACGTAAAAGTATTTTCCAATGAGCTTAAGCTTGTAAAAGTTAGCTACGATATCACTGGCGGTGACTCCGGTGTTGTCGGTGTTATGGACATGTTTGAAGCAAAAGAAAATATGGTTATCTACGGCGGATGGGTTCAAGTAGATACACTCTTTGCTTCAGGTGGAGCTGCTACACTAGAGATCGGTGTTAAAGGCGGAGACACTGATGCAGTTCTTGCTGCTACGGCAGTTGGAAGCTTAACTGCTAACGCAACATTTAAAAACGATACTGCAAGTGATGCTCTCTACTTGGCTTCTGGAGGTATCTTGAGTGCAGAAGTTAAAGTAGCAGATATGACTGCAGGTAAGTTAACGCTTGCATTGCTCGTAGCTAAATTCTAAATTGGGCTAGTTAAAAAGCATTGCCCTTAAATTCCTTGAGGGGAGTAGTTAGAGATCGCTACTCCCCAATGGTGTTATATGGCTCTTGATGTAAACATAAATACTAGAGAGTTTCAGAAGTTCTGTCTTAACTCTGAAAACCTAACTGCTGTCCGTACATGTACTGAAATTAATGGCGGCAATATTACCATTAATTCACCTAAAAGCAGACGAGTTACAACTATGCAAGTAGGCGATACTGAGGTTAAAGTGCCTACTACTCCTTATACAAATAGAATTTCAATTTCAATCGCTAATTTATCTGAAACGGACACGCTTTACTTAGGTAATACAGGCGTAACTGCAGATCGCACTTTAGGTACTAATGCAGGGTGGGAAATAGGACCAGAAGAATCCTTTAATGAAAATATAGATCCCTCAGATGATATTTATTGCATAGCACCCACTGGCAAGACTATCTTGATTAAAGTAATGGAGACTTCTAAAACTTGAGTAACGCAACACAGACGTTTCGAGGTAAAGCTAGTCCAGATTTATCCGGAATAGAATTTTTAAAGAAGTTTATTGGTACTACGACTCCAGGTAGTGAAGTTACAATTATATCATATACTGTACCTGCTAATACTCAGGTTAACCTATTGCAATTAAACATTACTTGTAACACTTCAGGTGTATTTAAAGTTTTTTTAGACTCTGATCAGGTCGGTTCAGGAAGAACTGGAGCTGCTGCCAAGAATGTCCTGTTTACGTGGCCACCATTTAAAAAAGTTGATGCCGCGGTAGTAGTAGCAGTAAAATATGAGTCAGAGGCTCATACTCCGGCAACGGAAATTGAAGCTTATCTGCAGGGCAGGGAGATTGCCCTATAACCAAAAATGGAGGACCAAGGAATGGCTAACGAGAGAGAAGTTTTTACAGTACTAGAAACTTCAACAGGTGCTGGACAAAGTTGGAGATCCAAACAAGAAGGTGCAGCTATTGCAACAGTCGAACATGCTCCAGCTATTGTTGCTAAAAAGCAAAGTCAATATGTTCTATTGCCTGTTGAGACTGAAGGCGTAGCAATCGGAGATGCAGTACCAGTTCTGGGTGCCAAAGATTCAAGTGGCAATCTAGCGTACATACCACTTAATTCTGATGGTGCAGTGATTGTTTCGCCAGACGAAGAAGGAACAATCATTGAGGATGAAGCTACAGTCTCTGCTAGCGTGGGAAGTGATACAGACGTAGTTACACTTACGCTTACAGCAAGCGAAGATTATAAAAAGATTGACGTTGTTGCTTCTTGTACCTTTCTAACTCTTTGGAAAATTTTACAGGTCGATGACGTAACAGAAACAGATCTTGTGAAATTTATCACAGGCCCAGGATCATTCTCTTTTGAGAAATTGTTTGAGCATCTTGAGTTCACTGCCGGTGCAACTGGATCACAAGAACTTAAGCTTATTGGTAAGCAAATTTATGGACCAGCTTCTGACTTAAACGGCTACATTGGAGTCTTAGAGAAAGCATAATTAAATGGCAAACGTACCGTCTTATTTTGAAACTGTAGACTTGCAAGGAAGCACGGATGCGTATAACGGCACGGTGGGAACGTCATGGACGGCGATCCCTACCGTCGCCGATAACGTAATCCAAAGTGCACTAGTCGTTTGTGTTTTTGAACAGGGCATAGCAAAGGAACTCTATGTAAGCTTTGATGGCGGCACTACAACTGCTGCAAAGCTTGCTCCAGGCGGCTACATTAGTACAAACATCAAGGGCAGAAAAACTCAGATCCACATTAAGGGCAATGTAGCAAGTGTATCGTATGAGGTTACTCTCAACAGGGAAGCAAACTAATGAAATACTCTAAAGGTAAGACACTTACTAAAATCATTGGGCAAGACGATACTTATGCTGCCGACGTAGTACTGCAAGAAGGACTGAGGCGACTAGCTACAAACTCATTAGTTGAAGTAAGAGAACAGTTTGGCCGAGATCCGCTTCCAGACAACTATTTTAAAATTATAAATACTGGTGCAACTAACGATACTTGGAGAATCCAAATTGCTGCTACCGCAAGTGACCCCACAACTCCAGATCGCGACGTACCAGCGGTCGATGTAACTGTTACAGTCACCGCTAGTGAAGCTGGAGATGAACTTGCGCTACGGGATAAGATAATTACTTCGCTTAATACGGATACTAATTTCACAAATGCATTTTTATTTGCACAAAGTGTTAAAGATAGAGCGATTGTACATATTACTTCTAAAACATTTTCGTTAGAAGACGAGTTCTATGAGCGACCAAATCCAGGTGATTTTTCGGTTACAGTGACTGGCACTGCGGAAGTCTATTATCCCGATGAAGTATTTATTTCACGAGGGAAAACTACATCGTTAGCGCGAGACCCTGATAACCCTCATCGATTAGGTGTGCTAGGTATCTCTGGTACTGTCGCAGTTATTCCAGGTGTTATTTCCGACCTTGATTTTCAGCACGCAGAAAACGGTGGGAGTAAAGACTTACTCGTGAATGGTTCTTCTACATCTGTTACATTTACAATTCCTGCTAAATCGGGCAAAGATACTTTTATTGAAACTCTTCGATTTCATGGCAGAGCAAGTTCTATTAAGGCAGGTCAGTTTTTAGCGATTTCAACCCTCTCAAATGGGATTATAGTTGAGATTAAATCTGATGATACAACGTTTACATTTCCTGTAGTATATGAAACGGATGATTTTTTATCTGAATGGAATTATGGAAACGAAAACTTTTATCTTTATGACCAACCTGGCGCAGCTATTTTTTCTGCTTCTTTTGCGCTAGAAAATCCATTTCCGATTCGTGCACAAGGCACTTTCACTACAGATGACTACATAAACGTTACGATTAGAGATAATTTAACTTCAACGCAGTTACAGGTTTTAGAGTTCCAATCACTTGGTTTTACGAGGGATGTGTAATGCAAAGACGATATTATGCAAACGTATCAGCAGCAAGTAACTCTACAAATGATTACACCATCCCTAACGGTGATCGTTTAGTTATTACTAAAATTATTGGCAACGCTAGTGCTAGTTGCTGTGCTAAGTGCGAACTAATTTGGGATGCTACTGGTACTCCAGAAATACTTATGAGTACGCATGGTGATACACTTCACGAGTTTAAAGATGGACTTGAATTAATTGGAGATGGATCTAAAGTTCTTAGAATTAAATTAACAAATGATTCTGATACCTCTGAGACTATGGGAGTATATTACGAAGGGATTCTTTATGGATAGAAGTATTACAATAATAAGAAAATTACCTGCAAATAATGCTTACGTTGAAGTATCACCAATAGTTGCAACTGATAAGGTATGGCGGATTGATGAATTTGGAGCACTTGATATTAATACTGGCGATAACATTAGTTCAGTGTATGTGCTACAGTATGGCAATGATACTTCTGGTTGGCAGTTAATTCGTGCCATTTCATTAACTGGTAATACTCAAGCTTTTAATATTAACAAAGAATTTACAGGCGATGGCACTAAACAATTTAGAGTCATTATGCAAAATAATTGTGGAACTGAAAAAGATCTGCATTTTTGGATTAAACTTATTGAGAGAAGCTAACCATGATACTACGCAATAGAGTTATTTGGTCAGACAACGGGACTTTAAAAGACATTTCAGAGAATATGAATAATCATATTTCTGGGGATCAAGTAATTCCTATTGTAGCAGCAGAAGACTATATATTTTTAGGTAGTGATGCCCCATTTAACCATAGGTGGATTGAGATTGAGACAGTTAACGATACTGCATCGCGAATAAGTATTGATATTTGGGATGGCGACGAGTGGCAAGCTGCAGTCGAAGTTATAGATCAGACTTTAAATTCTGCAGGTGATACTACTCTAGCACGTAGTGGCAGGCTTATTTGGGTTCCAGACAAATATGAGCCAGGTTGGTTGAGGGACGATACGACTAATGAGAGTGGATCGGATACAATTACTGGCCTTGGAAACGTTACGATCTACGACATGTATTGGGCTAGGCTTAGTTTTTCTGCTGATGTCAATGTACTGACGGAGCTTAGCTTTTTAGGCTACAAGTTTGCAAATGATGAGGATTTAATATCAATTTATCCTGAGTTCGGGACTAGTGAAGCTCTCGCACGATTTAAAGACGGTATTACTAACTTCGATCAGGTGCATTTTGAGGCAGCAAAAGAAGTTTTAAGAAACATGAAGGCTACACAAATCATTCGATCTGAGAACCAAGTCCTTGAATGGGAGATCTTAAGGACACCTGCAATACATAAAGCAGCAGAGCTTATATACTCAGCTTACGGAACCGATTGGTTAGAAGAGCGAACGCTGGCAATTACTAGATTTAAAGATGCGATGAAAGTAAAATCATTTTATACAGATCAAAATTTTGACGCGACACTTTCTCCTGTTGAGCTAAACTTAAGAGTTAATAGGATGGAACGATGAGTATAATTAGCAATTTATACGATCAAGTTGTAACTCGCGTTGAGACTGTGTTACCAAATCATAAACGTTTGGCAGATCCATATTTTTTAGAAAAGAATACTGATGCTGCTAAACGTAAAGGGTTTGGGATAAAGATAGGTCCAGGACTTAACACTGAAGAGCAACTTTCATGCGATATTATCATGTCCCAAACAATTTCAATTATTGTAGCAAGAATGTCTACAGGCAGAGAGCTTGAGATTGAAAAGAAAGCTGATACTGAGAAGCTCCTACTTGAGGATTTTTGGTCTATTATTCAAGATTTTGAAACTGATCCACCTCTAGGCGATTCTCAAATAATAATCGCATCTAGTTTTAATGGCCACAATGGAATAGAATCTATTCGTGGAGCAAAAGACAATTTTTTATTTTTGGAAGGGAGTTTTAATTTTAGATTTAGAAAAGATTTAAATTAAAACATATAGATTAAACGGAATTTTACATTACACAAGGATGGTGTATAATGGCATTTTTTCAAACGAAGAAATCAAGAATGGCGATTGTTGAGGAAACTACTGAAGGTACAGTAGCATTCCCAACAGCAGGGACAGATTATTTAGCATTACAAAGTGGATTTAGTACTGAACTAAATTTTGAAAGACTTACAAATGAAGAATTAAAAGCTTCTCTTGGTAAGTCTCAAGACGTGGTTGGATTTGAATCACCAACTGCTTCTCTCTCACACTATATCAGACACTCTGGTACAGAAGGGCAAGCTCCACAATCAGGATTCTCTAAGCTATTTAAAGCAGTTTATGGAGCAGAAGAAGTTAATGCTACAGAATATGATACTGTCGCAGGCTCTACTACAACTGTAATTAACGTTGACGTTGGTGAAGGTGTAAACTTTGCAATTGGTGAAGCAGTACTTGTTAAGCATGCTTCTCATGCATGGGAGATAGCAGTTATAAAGTCTATTTCAAGTGACGCTTTAACTCTACTCTTTGCACTTCAAAATGCTCCAGCGGTTGGAACTAATCTAGGTAAAGCTGTTAGCTACAGAGCTGCAGAAGAAAACTTCCCAACACTTAGTGTCCATGATTATCGTGGTAATGGTGGCGCATATGCAGTTGTTGCAGGTGCTCGCGTAGTTGGAATGACTATTGATGGATCTGCTGGAGAATTTATTAATGGATCTTTTGAGCTAGAAGGTATTGGTGGTTACTTTGATCCAATTGAAATTGAAGCCACTGATACATATCTCGATTTTACAGACGATGCAGGTACTCATGCAGCAATTATTACTGCTAAGGTGTATAAGACTCCAATAGAGCTAGCCAGTGCACTTCAAACTGCAATGCAAGCAGTTACGACTGAGACACCTACTGTAACTTGGTCAAATACAACTGGTAAGTTTACAATTGCAAATACAGGCGCTTTATTCTCATTGCTTTGGAGTACTGGAGCAAATACTGCAAATACAGTCGGTGATAAGATTGGCTTTGTTATTACATCAGATGATACCGGAGCTTTGACCTACGATAGCGATACAGAGCAAGATTGGTCTTCACCACAAACTCCAGCTTTTGATTCTCCAGGTACTCCACTTGTCGCAAAAAACAACCAAATCAGACTTGGATTACAATCTGATAATGTTTGTTTTAGCACGAGAAGTATTAGCTATGAGCTAGCTGTACCAAAGGTTGACGTTCTAAGTATGTGTGCTGAAACAGGTAAAGAAGCGTCATTACCAAATGAACGCGAAATTACAGTCTCTATCGTAGCAAACCTTGAAAAACATAAAGCTGATTTATTTGAAGCACTAAGAAACAATACAGCAGTAGCGTTTCAGTGGAATTTTGGGAATAAATTGGGTAATAATTGGATTGCCGGGGAGTCTGGTTGCGTACACGTAAAAGACGCCTCGATAGTTACACATATTCTTTCGGATAACGACGGTCTCGTTACACTAGACATCGAAGTTTCAGGCTTCGTTGATGCAAGTGCAAACAGCGAAACCGCGTTGAATCTTTTGTAATCTCCACATTGACGTATACACTTGGGGATGTTCTTATAAGGGCATCCCTTTTTAATTTGGAGACTCTAATGATTATAACAAGACATATTAACGACTACGGTTTTACAGGCACAGTTAAGCTAGACATGCCGGGCGCACTTGAAAGAATTAGATTAGTTAAAAATCTTAATTTTAAAGTAGAGCAAACAGAAAATAAAACTGCTTTGGATACTAATGACCAAGTCGATATGGCAGAGAAGATGCTTACAGTCGTAAGTGATAGACTCAAAGAAGTAGATCTAAAACATAACAGCGGCAAAGAAATTAAAACTCGTGAAGAGCTTGAAATCTACACCGAGGCAATGGAACTCCTAAGCCACCTATCTAATATCTTGCTGCAGGGTGTCCAGCTGGGAAACGGATCAAAGAACTCATAAAAGAGGAATGCCGCTCTATTTATTACCAGACTGGGGATCATAACGAGGCCTCAGCTATCGTTAATGAATATATATATAAAAAGAGTTTGGCTAAACTTGGCTATGAGTTCAAAGAAGAACTATATGATTTTCAGATCGAAGCGTATATACTAATAGACAACGAATTTAATCGGCTCATGGAAGAGAAGGTAAAACGGTCACGTCATGGCAGACGTTAATATACAAATAAAAACGACTTTAGAAGGTTTGCAAAAGTCTACAAAGAATCTTAATGACTTTGCATCCAAAGCCACTAGGCAAGTATCTAAGATCCAAGATTCGTTTAAGAAAGTTACATCTTCTCTAAGTATATTTAGATCAGGAATTACTAAAGCCGCAGTAGGATTTACTGCGCTCAATCAAGGTATCCAACTTGTTGAACGTCTTGCACGTGTATTTGCTGCACCAATAGCAGCTGCAAGTCAGCAAGAGGATGCCATTAATGAATTAAACACAGCTCTTGCATTAAGTGGTAAATTTAGTGAGCAAGCTAGTAAAGATTTTCAAGAATATGCATCTTCATTACAGGCCGTTACTAAATTTGGTGATGAGGTAATACTTCAAACAGCAGCTTTAATACAATCACTTGGTAAGCTTGATCAAGAATCATTAAAGCAAGCTACTGCTGCAACTCTTGATCTTGCATCAGCACTTAGAATTGATTTAAATGCTGCAGCTTTACTTGTAGGTAAAGCTGCTCAAGGTCAAATTGATACATTTACAAGATATGGTGTATCTATCCGTAAAGGTAAAGATGCAGCTGAGACATTTGCTAATACATTAGAAGCATTACAAAAAAACTTTGGTGGAGCTGCTGCAGCTCAAGTTAAAACATTTTCAGGTGCTATAACTCAACTCGGAAATATATTTGGTGACGTAGTCCTAGAAAACATAGGAAATGGGATTGTTAAAAATAGAGTTTTTATTGAAACAATCCGACAATTAAGTATAGCGCTTGGCAGTGCAAATGATGAATTTCAAGATCTTGGTCGTGGTATTGGTGAAGTATTAGTTAAAGGGATTAGGCTAGCAGTAGATGGCTTTGGAATACTTATTAGAGCTATAAGCAAAGTTGATACTGCATTAACCGCTGCTAAAAATGGCGCTGTAGCATTAGTTAAAAATTTAATAGATATACCTAAACGTATTAAAGGATTAGTTACATTAGATTTTAAATTTTTAGATGATAATACAATAAAAAGATCTAGAGAATTAGAAGATAGTTTTGCTGGCCTAGCTAAAAGAGAAAAAAGTTATGCAAAGATCGCTGAGAGCGTAGCTAAGTTTAGTGTAGCATTAGAAAAAGCAGATCCATCTAATATAGATAAAGTAAATAAAAGTTTTGAAAGGCTATCTCGTGCAGCAAGAGAAGCCGCTTTTGAAGCAGGTGAAAACTTACCTGAATCGATTGAAAAGCTGCAAAAGAAATTTGCAAATGCAGGATTAGATAGAGTTCAAATATTACAAAAAGAGCAAGCTGCAACACTTAAAATAGTAGAAGACTTTGCAAAAAAAGATATTGCTGCCAAGAAAACTGCAGCAAAATTAAAGGCTCAAATAGAGCTAGATTTTGCTACAAAAATCGTTGCAGAAGAGGAAAAAATAAGAGCAGAACAACGCAAAAAAGAATTAGAAGAAATTAGAAGACAAAAAGATCGTATTAGTTCTCTTATTAGTGGTGACGTTCAAAAAATAGTTACTGAGATTCAGGTCGGTGGTAAACTCGATACAGTAGTAGACTTTGGTGCAATTGGTGCCTCAATAACTAAAGCAGTTAGCGGCGGCGCAGAAGGTGCAAAAAAAGCAGTAGCTGGAGCATTTGGTGCTATAGCTAATACTTTACTTCCAGGAATTGGCCAAAGTGTAGCAGAAATAGTTAACTTCTTAGCACAAGGTCCTGAAAAAGTAGCTGCTACAGTTGAGGCTTTTATCACTGCTATACCTGATATTATAGCAAATGTAATAGAAGCTATTCCAGCTTTGCTAATTACAATTTTTGAAAATTTAGACGTATTTGTAGAACAGCTTTTAATTTCTTTGGGTGAAGCTTTACAGACATTAATAATATCCATTCCTGATATAGTTTTTGCTTTAATAGAAGCCGTACCTGACGTTATTTTTGCGATGGTTGAGCAAATACCTGTTTTTATAGAAAAGCTTTTAGAAGGTGCTGTAATGATGGTGCAAAAGCTTGTTGAAAATGCACCTATGATTATTACTAAGCTAGTCTCTAGCGTCCCTAAAATTATAACTTCTTTTATTAGTCAATTACCACGTATAACTACGGAAGTAATTAAAGCTTTACCTAAAATAGCTACACAATTTGCAATAGGATTAATTAAAGAAGCTCCAAATATTGCAATTAATATAGCAAAAGAGTTTATTAACCAAATTCCTGAGATCGCTAAAGGCATAGGTGAAGCTGCAAAAGAAGCTATTCTTAATGCTATTCCAGGTGGTAAAGGCATTGAAAGTTTTTTAAAAGATCCAGGCAAAGCACTTGAGAATGTTGGTAAAGATATCGAAGGCTTCTTTAAAGATCCAATTGGCAGCATCGGCGGCTTTTTAGGTCTTCAAACAGGAGGTATGGTTCCAAAAGGTTTTCCGGATGATTCATTTCCTGCTGCACTTACATCAGGTGAATACGTTATAGATAGAGATTTAACTTCTGAGTTGTCTAGTTTTTTAGCTAAAGAAAGACAAGGCCAAAGTAGTCAAAATAATGCTATATTAACATTACTGGCTTCCATAGATGCAAAGCTTAATCAACAACAAGTAATAGTTAATGTCGGTGATAGAGAAGTTTTAAATGTAATTAATGAATCTATTCAAGCAGGGCGGGTATTGCTATGAGTTGTGTAGATTTTAGAATAATAGACTGGAACTATATATTTCAAAGCGATGTAGATCTCACGCCATCTAGTGAAGATGCAAGCTTTCCTGTTTCTAATTTAAGACATTACTTTAGATCTAAGATTTGGCGTACAAGTGGTACGTTTGTCATTGATACAACTAATAATAAGATAGACTTTAAAGAATCAGGCGTTGGTTTAGAATTAACTGCTACTGTTGCAAGTGGAACTTATACATCTACTAGTTTAGCAACGGCAATTAAAACAGCTATGGAGGCAGCAGGTGCAGAAACTTATACAATTTCTTATAACTCTGGTTATTGGACTATTGCTAGTGCTGGCAGTTATCTTGATGTTTTGTTTAGCACTGGCACGAATTCCAGTACGAGTATTAGAGATGCCATTGGCTTTGGTAATAACGACTATACATCAGCTACAAGCTACACCGGAGCAGTAATATCAATCCATACTAGTGAATGGGTAGATATCGATCTTAAATCAAGAGAGCCAATTGATTCTCTTGCTATACTATTTGATCCAACTCTCACTAATGTACTTTCAGATGCAGCTACACTAAGGATTCAGGCTTCTTCTACGCCTAACTTCTTGGTATCTACGCCTGTAGATGTAACTCTTACGATCGATAACATTACGGAGACCGTGACTTACTTTTGGGGAACTGATCAGGATTATCGATACTGGAGATTTACAGTCGTAGATACCGCTAACCCATATCTTGCAATCGATATCCCTAAAATATTTTTAGGTAAAAAAATTGGAATTACTAGATATCCAAGTGTTGGATTCTCATACAGCTTAACCGATTTAAGTACATCAGAATTTACAAGTTATGGACATAAGTATGTAGATGAATATCCAACTCGTATTAATGCACAATTTGCACTAAACTACTTTAATAATGCACAATTTGAGCTAATGTGGGAGTCATTTAAGCGCATTGGAACTAAGCGACCAATATTAATTGAGATAGACCCTACTGAAGTACTATTTGATAAAGGCAAGATGCTTATCTATGGACATTACGGACAGCAGTTTACTTTTACTCATCAATTTAGAGACATAATGTCTCAAAGTATAGAGATCCAGGAGGCATTTTAATGAAACTCTTGGTCAATGAATTAGATACAATTATTACACAACAGGATGTTACTACTAGTCGTAAGGTTTTAATGACGGCGATTAGAGCACATCTTTATAGACATAACTTTCCAACAGGTTCAGTTAAAATAGAACTAAGGGATGAGAATCAAAGATATATAACAGAGACAGAGACACTTGCGATTTCAGCGCTTGATATAGTACCAGCAAGTGGAGCTAACTTCTTTCATGGGCATGTCCGTTTTTATATTAGTCATCCACTACAGGCTAATAAGACTTACTATTTTCGATTAGTAGGCGTTGGCTATACTTTTAGTGAAGCGGCTTATGTTGGTTGGTGTAAAGATTTTGATTTACGAGTATATGAACCGGATTATACTCCTAATGTAGGTTATAACTCAGCATTGGGATTGCAAATATTTGAGATAGTGAGGCGATAATGAGAGAATTAGATTTTTCAGACGGCTTTACAAGTGCGAGTGAACCAAATCAGGGCATACTTACTGCTAGTGGCTTAAGAGTATTTGCAGACGATGCTGCATTTGTGACTTGGGCAGGCAGAGCGGCTCAAGAAGGCGATGTCTATGCTAACTCAACTTTAAATCGTATTCGTTATTACGATGGCTCACAATGGGTAACGCTTCCAGATTTAACTAATAACCAAACTGTATCAGGACAATGGACATTTGGAGATATTACTTATGTTAAAGGCGGTACAGGTGACGGTATTGATACTCCTGACGCTACAGATTTATATATTGGTGAAACTAATGCTACTAAAGTGTATGTAGGACGTTCAGGTATTACAACTGAAGTTCAAGGCGATCTTGTAGTACAAGGCAATACCACAACTGTTAATACTGCTACTCTAGATGTCGAAGATAAAAACATTACAATTAATAAAGGTGGCGATGACGCAAGCTCTGAAGGTGCTGGACTTACCGTTGAAAGAACTGGAACGGATGGATCTTTAATTTATGCGGATGCTGCAGCTACTAAATTTAAAATTGGAGCACTTGGAAGTGAAGTAGAAATAGCAGACATTTCAACTGCTCAGACTTTAACTAATAAGAGCATTAATGCCGATGCTAATACTATTACAAACATAGATAATGCAGATATTAAAGCTGCAGCTAATATTGAAAGATCAAAAATTGCAGCAGGCACAGCTGATCATGTAGTTATTAACGATGGTTCTGGCAATTTAAGTAGTGAAGCACAGCTTTCTGTATCTCGTGGCGGGATAGGAATTGGTAGCTATACAACCGGAGATATTCTTTATGCATCGGGTGCAAGTACTTTAGCTAAGCTTGCAGCTGGAACAAATGGGTTTGTTTTAAAACTAAGTGGCGGTCTGCCATCTTGGGCAAATCCAAGGCTTAAAACAATTACTACAAAAAATAGTACTGATAACGTTGCGACGACCGATGAAATTATTGAATCAGACGCTACAGGTGGAAACATCGTCTTAACATTGCCTACTGCAGCAAGTGCAAGTGGATTACAGTTTTCATTTGTTAAAACTGATTCCTCATCTAATACTGTAGAGATTGATGGCAATGGAGCTGAAACTATTTCAGGACAAACTAGTATAACATTAGAAGATCAATGGCAGACATTGACTATTTATTCAAATGGAACTGCCTGGAGGGCTATTTAAATGAAAAAGTATTTATCTTTATTCTTGTGCATACTTGTCGGGTGCGCATCTTTTGCTGCGGTTGATCCATCTAATACAATAAAATTTGGAGATGGCGGCACGACTAATAAGAAGATTCTATTTAACCGTGGTGCAAATAACCCTCAAGTAAGATGGAATGAGGCAACGAGTAAGCTTCAGTTTTCTAACGATGGCTCTGCATTTAGCGATTTTGGTACTGGTACAGGTGGCGGAGCTGTTGGTCTTAATTTATTGCAAGATGATAACTGGGATTTTGAGATTGGATCTCCACCAAGTGACTGGACTGCTTCAGGTGGCAGCTTTATAGCTCAAACAAGTGGTTCAGGACTTTTATTCGATACTCAATCAGGCGCATGGGATGCCTCAGCAGCAAGCCAAACACTTAGCTCAAGCGCTATAGCTATACCTAATGGGTTAAAGGGTGGAAATGGCGCTTTTTATTGCTACTTTCAGACAGCAGCAACAGATTACAAAATACAAATTACTGATGGGACAAATGTATTAAATGAGGTTGATATTCCAGCATTAGATAATGCTTCCAAAATAGGAAATACATTTATTTTTCCAACAAGTGGTAACGTTCAGCTAAAAATAATCTCTGCTAGTGATGCAGCAGTTGTTTATGTGGATAATTGCTATATGGGTTCACCTGAGCCATACCTTGGAACAGTAGCACAGTCATATTTAAAAGGTGCTATTACTTGGACGCAAACAACTAATTGTAGGTGGGATGGAACTGGAACAGATACAGCGCCTGCTGATTTCCCTACAGACGCTGATTGCGATGATAACACTATAACATATGAAGGAGATGCCATTGCAGACGCTTCTAATCCTGGTCAGCTACCACAGATTAGAATCCAAAATTTGCAACCTGGACATTATCAAATTGTTGCGTATGGTGCATTTACAGGCTTAAGAACTAGTGGAGATAAATCACTTGCTGTTTTTAGATTTAATGACGGAACTAATCCAAGCTCTCCAAATAACAACTACGGAGACGTAACGACAAGTGGATCTAATGCTCAGGGCTTAGGTCAAGTAATTGGAGATTTTACCTATACAACTGGATCAAATGAAAAAACATTCAAATTGCAAGGTGGCGCCGTAGACGGTGCAAGAATAGATTCAGGATTAGCAGGAAGTAAATCAGGTCTAAAAATATTGGTTTATTATTTCCCGACAACACAGCAGACTGCTGCGATACCTGATGTAACTAATTGGATTGTAGATGCTAATCTTGGGGGGGCAGATTTTGATTTAGGTACTTCTGCACAAGCTTCTTATATCGAGATGACAAATGCTTCTATGAGCATGATAAAAAATACTGGTTCTTTAGATGTTGGTGTGGCTTGTAGCTCTACTAATCCATCAGTTGTAGGAGATCTGACTTGTTCTGCAGGAAATGAATCAAATGGTATCACATTTAATTTACCTATAGCAGGTAGAGTTTTTGCTTGTGCAAGCTTTAATCATATTATTGGAGTACAAACTGCATCTGCAGTTAGATCTACGTTTGATATTGTAGAAACTCCAAATAATGCACAAACCATTCTACAAAAAACGAATGCAAATGGTCACTCCGAGATTGGGTATAATGCTGGAGCTGGAACTGATTACACTGGTTTTCCTCATACAGTTTGTGGATTTTTAAATTTTAGTTCATCAGGACAAAAAACATTGCGTTTGATGTATGAACAGACTGCTTCAGGTACAATATCTCTTAACAGAGTGTATGCATCTAGGCCTGCTTCTGAGGGTAATTATG